TTAGTGCGAAGGGTATCAAAGCTGCTGCTAAAGCTGTGGGCAAAAGTCCCGAATCTAGTTATCAATCAATCCTTTACACACATAACTGCCCAAGGGTAAGTCATGGTGTATACAACTTGGAATCAATGATGCCAAAATCTGCTGTCCCTAAAAAGTCAACACCAACTGAAATGATCGGAGTTTCATCAGTTTCTAATGATGAAGTTTTCGTTCCTTCTTATGATCCTACCTTTGTACCTTGGGGAAACTTTACTGAAATTGTAAAAGTTCTTAAGTCTGGTATGTTCTATCCAACGTTTGTTTCTGGTTTATCTGGAAACGGAAAAACGTTTCAGATTGAACAAGCATGTGCAAAACTTAATCGTGAATATGTTCGTGTTCAAATTTCACCTGAAACTGATGAAGACGATCTAATCGGTGGTTTTCGTTTAATCAAAGGTGAAACTGTGTTTCAGAAAGGTCCAGTTATCAAAGCTATGGAAGCTGGAGCTGTATTGATGATCGACGAAATCGATCGTGGTACTAACAAGATCATGTGTCTTCAAGGTGTTCTTGAAGGTAAGCCAGTTCTTATTAAGAAAACTGGAGAAGTCGTTGAACCTAAAGAAGGTTTCAACATAATTGCTACTGCTAACACTAAGGGTAAAGGTTCAGAAGATGGACGTTATTCTGGTGCATCAGTTATTGATGATGCTTTTTTAGAGCGTTTCACAATTACTCTTGAGCAAACATTTCCTGGAACTGTTACTGAAGAAAAGATTGTCTTAAAGCATATGCAAAAGTTCGAAGTCATTGATGAAGAATTTGCTAAGTTGCTTGTTGGTTGGGCAGATGCAATTCGTAAAACATTTTATGACGAAGGTATTGATGAGGTTATTTCAACTCGTCGTTTATGCCACATCGTTCAAACATTTTCAATCTTTGGAAAGCGTGACAAAGCAATCGCACTTTGTGTGAATCGTTTTGATGATGATACCAAAGCAGCTTTTATAGATCTTTATGAGAAAGTTGATGCTACTATCAATTCTCCTGAAGAGATCGAAGAAGAATTCGAGGTTTAATATGAATTTATCTGCTCAAGAATACTTAGCTAGATTATTAGCAAAAGAGAACTTAACAGTTCAACACGGAAACTATCAAACAGCAAGTTTTGATGTGATTAATCGTGTGTTACGTTTGCCTCTATGGGCAGACAAAGGAAAAGATGTGTATGATCTTCTTGTTGGACATGAAGTTGGTCATGCATTGTTTACTCCATCTGATGGATGGCATGATGTTGAAAATAAAATTGATCATATCCCTAAAGCTTATTTGAATATCGTTGAAGATATTCGTATCGAACGTAAAATCCAGGAATCATATCCTGGAATCGTTCGTCGTTTCAAAGCTGGATATAAAGTTTTGTTTGATGACAATCTATTTGGTACTGACGATCGTGATATTAATGAAGCTGGCCTTATGGACAGACTCAATGTATCTTCGAAAGGTCGTGGATATGTTCCAGTTGCATTCTCTGATGATGAAAGTCCATTGATTAAAGAAGCTATGGAAGTTGAGACATGGGATGATGTGATTGTCGTTTGTCAAAAGCTTTATGACTTCATTGAACAACAGAAAGAAGAGCAAGAAAAAGAAGAGCAACCTCTCTATCCAATCTCTCCTCCTTCTAACGGTTCACGTGAAGCAGATTCTGAAGAAGGTGAAGCACCTACTCCAGATGCAACTCCTTCTAATGATGAATCAGAAGAAAATGAATCAGAAGAAAATGATTCTGTTTCTTCTGGAGACGGTGAAAAAGAAGAGCAAACAAATTCTTCTGAACCAACTCATGAGACTTGGACTGAAGATACTTTTCGTGAAAAAGAAGAAGAGTTACTTCAACAATCTCCAAGCCCTTATTCAGACAAAGTAAGTCAAGCAAAATTTTCATCAGGTGTTTCTGATTTAAATGTTAACGCAATGATTTATCCTTACAAAGAAGCTGCAGCAATGCGTACAGAATATCTTGCATCAACACCAGTTGATGAACTACCATATTGTCCTTACTTTTCTCTTGAATGCAAAGAAGATTTCAATGCAACTAAAAAAACTTACAAGTCACAAGCAAATCTTATTGCGAAAGACTTCGAACGTAAAAAAGCTGCATTTGAATACCAACGTGCTACAACTGCAAAGTCTGGAAAGTTAGATCCTTTGAAGATGCATGCGTATAAAACTTCTGAAGATATTTTCTTAACCACTACTCGATTAGCTCAAGCAAAATCACATGGAATTATGATGTTCTTAGATCTTTCTGGATCTATGGCAGATATTATTTCTGACGTTGTTGCTCAAGCAATTACTATTTCTATGTTCTGTCGTCAAGTGGGTATACCTTTTGAAGCTTACTCATTCACTTCAACTTCAATGTATAGAATGTCAAGTGGCGGTATGACTAGAGAATGGTCACAAGCTCCAAGTGAATTAGAATGTGACAACATAAAAGTTGTTGAGCTATTATCTTCGAAGATGAATAAGAAAACTTTTGATGAGGCAGCTTATGCACTATTTGCTGTTGCTAAAGCTCATCATCATGGAAATCGTTCTTATCGCATTTATAGTTCTAGAATACATTCAATTGATCAAATGGGTTCAACTCCTTTAGTGCAAACTCTTTATGCAGTTTCTAAATTAACTAAAGCGTTTACTCGTAAGCATGCAATCCAAAATACAAACATTATGATGTTGACTGATGGTGCTCCAGACGGTCTTTATATTACAGCTGATCCACTTGCCAATGTTGAAACTAATAGAAATAATATGTCTATCAAGTTTGAAGGTAAAATGGTTGAAGGTTCAAATGCTAGACTAATGTATGAATCAATGTTGATTCGTCTTAAAGAAGTAACTGGTGCAACCGTTATGGGTTTCCATCTTGCAAGTGAAGCATCAACGTTTGGTGGCGGTTATCACGGAATTGAAGAGAACAAAGATTGGGCAGATGTTGTTAAGTCTTGGAGAAAAGAAGGTTTCTCTCACTGGAAAAATGAAAAAGGTTATGATGATTATTTCATAATTAAAATCAACAAAGCTTCTCGTTTTGATTCTGATGAATTTACTCCTAAGAAAGTTGATACCATTGGTGACCTTAAACGTGAATTTAAAAAGTTTAACAAAACTAAGAAGGGCAACAAGCAGTTAGTCGCACGTATTACAGATGCGGTTGCTGCATGAGTTGTTTATCCTTATTATTAGCTACGTCAATCCATGTTGGATTGGCTAGCAACTATAACAGTGTGCATCCGCACATTCGTTGTGAAGTTGAACATAGCATGTTTGTATCCACTATTGTTGGTGCATATCAAAACAGTGAATCTAATACCAGTTATTACTATGGCAAGAAGATGGGAATTGTAGAACTAGGATTAGTGAGTGGATACTCCAGACACAAAGTTCTTCCTTTAATAAGACTAATTCAGAATGGATGGTTCATAAGTCCATCATATGAAATAGATAATTGGGGAGCAACTATAGGTTATGAAGTAAAATTATTTTAGCAGCAAGGTATGTACATTTAACCATTACGTGGTATAATAGTAGTATGTTTAAAAAAGAAATCATGACATAACAACAAGGAGTCAAATGAAACTTAGTAATGAAATTAAAGAAGTGCTAAACAACTTCCAATCCATCAATAGTAATATTGCAATCGGAGAAACCGGCGAAATGATTCGTACGATGTCCGTTTCGAAAACCCTTATGGCTAAAGCTAATGTGGAACCACCCACACCATGGCCATACGAATTCGGCATATATGACTTAGGTGAATTCCTAGCTTGTCTTAATATGTTTGATGATCCTGATTTACAATTTGATGTAGACAAAAAGTTTGTTAACATCAGTGATGGGGTCACCTCATTTAAATATTACTTTTCCGAGATTGATATTCTAACGGTACCAACCAATGATATCAACTTAGAATGTAACGATCTAAAATTCACACTCACTAATGATGAATTGAATCGCCTTCGCAAAGCTTCAGCTACTCTTAAAACCAGTAACCTTAGCATTCGAAAGCATGATTCTGAAGCTACCATTGAGTGTATTATATTGGACAAACAAAATCCAACCTCTAATCAATTCAAAATGAATATTGCGAATTGTTCCATAAATACTAGTGCTAAATTTGAATTCGTGTTTGATATAAACAACTTCAAGTTTAAACCTGCAATCGAATATGAATTTGGTATCGATAAAAAGCAAGTTGCACTAATTAAAGCCGGCAACACAGATTACTGGGTAGCCCTTGATAAAACCACCACCTATAAGGATTAAAATGACCGAAGCAAAACAAGAGCCTACTCTTACTGAAGAAGTAGCACCACCAGCTGACGCTGGACTTAGCCT